TAATTAAAAACCAATATATATAGACGCACGTTTGTGCCTTACGCTACACATTGAATATCTAGTGAAGTATCGAAACGTCTCAATACAATACCAGCAGTTTTCAACATGTGTACAGAAGCACCATCCACGTCAGAAGCTCTAGAAGTTCCAGCATCAAATCCTCTAGGCACTACTGATCCTGCAACAGCCCATCTCATCATCTCACGACCTTTCTTAGAGATCATTTGAAGATTATTTTGGCCATCATAGTTAGATTGATCAACGAATACCATTCTGTAAGACTCTAAAGAGTATCCAGTAACTGGGTGTTTCGCTCGTGCTTGTGCAACAGGTCCATGATCAAATAATGGTAATTTAACTACATTTACTGTATGACCATCTACATGCTCATAAGAAGTAAAGTAACCACTCATACCTAGTGATCTCCCGGATCCTGTGATGAATCTATTTTCACCTCCGATTTTCCAGCTATTGCTAGTATTTCCGAAGTGACCTTTTAGAGCTTCATCAAACTCTCTTGCACCACCTGTACCAGTGTACAGTGTTACTTGTTTTGCAGCTGCATCAGTCATTCCATAGAATAAGTCTCCAATAATATTTTTGATCTTAGTCTCTGTTAAAGTAGAATAAGTATCCTTATTGATAATTTGTTCTAAAAGACCAGGACCAACAACAACAGGTTGATTGTTCTCGTCTTTCATGAAAGTTTGTCCAGCAGCATCGTAAGTTTTTTGACCATACCAGTAGTACATTTCACATTCTTCTTTGAAGTTTAACATGTGAGTATACTCTTCATAGTCCATCCATAACTTAGTTTGTTTACCTCCTTTAGTTGGTAAAGTAAACTCAGCTACAAAATCTTTAGCATTACCAGACATATGGTAAGACTTTCTTACAGTACCAATTTTGTTACGTACCTTTCCTGGAGTTTCCCAGTTAGAAGCATTTCCTCTTGAGAAATCAACTCCTACAGGTGCATACATTTGAGCCCATAAAGACCCAATAGATCCCCCAACTGTAATACCAACCCCAGCAGGATCGATTAATTGACAAGTGTAAACCCAGTTGTTTCCAGACTGACTTGGCTCTTGCATGATTCTAGCTTGGTCTCCTACACTATTTACTAGTACGTAAGGAAATACAAACCATTTATCAGGGAATGTTAATACAAAAGTTGCTCCAGCAGCACCCATGGTACCAGCAGTTGCAACCGAAATAGGTCGTGTCTTAAGCGTGTGAGTCTTTACTCTGTATTCATACTCTAATCTATCGATTGACTTAACATTACCAACTCCTTCTGTTAAGAAAGATAGTGGAAAACGTTTATCATCTTTACCTGCTAGATGAGTAATGATAGGAGAAAGCTCAGTTGGCTTAGACATTAAAGCGTTAGACAGACTGTTCATGTCTGTCATTTGTGCATCATTGTAGTAATTTTTCTGCACAGTAATGTTTGTTCCGTTCATTTTTTATTATTTTAAATTTAGTTATATTACAAAAAGCTCGTTATCTGCGAGCGAGTTGTCGAATTAATTAAATGGAAAGATCTAGATCATCAAAATTAACGTTCTTAACATTACGTCTTTTTCTTTTATTAGATTTTAAATCCTCCTCATTGTTTGAAAGTTTATCCCTTAAAGATTGAGCGCTTCGAGTTTTAGCTCGTTTCCCTACAATCTCATCCAGATTAAACCCTTTGTACATAAGATAATCTACAGCCAATTTAACTTCTACTTCTGCTTCTAAATGATCTATGTCCCTTTGGGTTTTACCCCCCTTATCTACAGGTTGAGAAATATAGTTATAGAAACCCCTTTTCTCTCTCTCTGTAATTTTTATACCTGCAAATTCTCTTGAGTCTTTAATTGTATCTGCAATCTCAGACCAGAATTCTGTGTTATGTTGTTCTTGTTCTGCCAGCTCTTGTTTTTGTTTCTGTTGAATCTGTGTTCTATGTTCATTTTGGTATTTAGCCATAGCATCTTTAGCTTGACCTGCTTTACCATAAAGTTTCCCACTGTCCTCATAATCTTCTAAAAGCTCATTTATAAAATCTTGATCATGACCTTTCATATGTAAATAATTACCCAAAACATTTCTTTGAGTATTAGTATCTCCTTCTTTTATCTCTAATAACTCATAATCTCCTTCTGCATGATTAGCCTCTAAGAATGTATTAGACTTACCTCCATTCATAACATACTCTAGATGCTCTTTAACTACAGGATACGCTTCTAATAAATTATCAATTCGTTCGTCAGCTAATTTAGAAGCTACCTCTTGTGTCATTTTTGTTAGACCTTCTGCAGTATCTTCAAACTCATTAGAAGGATCATACCCAAGATTTGAAAGAACTTCATTTACAACTGAAGGGTCGTATACTTCTTCATCATCATCTTCATCCTCTTCGTCATCATCTTCATACTCTTCATCATCTTCATCATCGTCATCGTCCTCTTCATCTTCATCATACTCTTCTTCATCGTCATCATAATCTTCATCATAATCTTCATCTGGTTCTAAGTCTACTTCTAGTTCATCATTTATACTATCATCATCTTCTACTTCATCCTCTATAGGATCTGCTATAGCTAAATCCTCCATTCCTTCTGAGGGGGCTACATCCTGCAGAACGTCATCAAACGAGATGTCGTCAAGCTGGATTTTGTTATTTGGTTCACTCATCTTATATATATATTTATTGGTTTAGGTTACAAAAATACAAATTATATTAGTATTTTTTATACTTCTTAGTTTTTTTACTAGATGCTTTATTATATAGCATTTGTGATTTATTAAACCCACCATGTTTCATTTTTAGTGGTATATTATCTTTTAATCCCTTTTTATATTGCTCTTCAAAATCACCCTTCCCTTGTAAAACTCTCTCTACATAGCCTCTACTTTCCTCATTAAAATGAGATAACCAATTTAAATCATCAGAATATATATCTACTCCTGCTTTCTTTAATTCAGTTAATTTATTAAATGTATTTTTAGGCCCCCAATTATAAGCTATTAAAGCCTTTGCTCTCTTAACTGTCTCAGATCCATTAACCCACTCTCTATCTATTAAATTATTCATGTAATTAATCTGAATTTTCTCAGCTATATCATAAGTTTTAAGATCTTTCATAGTAGTACTTTTAGGAACCCATCCTTTCATTTTAGCATAATCTAAAGTATCAGGCATTATTTGTGCAACACCTGTAGCCCCTTTAGGACTAACAGCATCGTGTTTAAAACTAGATTCTTGGAAACGTTGTCTTCTTAATAATTCCTCGTAAGACATTTGTTCCTTTTGTTTAGGAACTTCATAATTTTTATATCCACCTTTTTGATAAGAAGAATTAAATCCACCTGTTTTCTTTTTTTTATAAAGTCTAGTTTTTTTATTTCCTTTTTGAGTTTCTGAAGTACCACGTGAGAGGTGTTCTCCATATTGTTCTAAGTACTCTTCTTGACTACCTTCAAATATTGTTCTTCCAGCTTGATCCTTTAACCTAACTAACGCTAAACCGTCATCTCCTTTTGGATATGTATGTGTTCCTTGTCCAACTCTTTCAAGTGTAAAATGCTTTCCCTTCCCTAGTTTTAGGGGAATTGCTTTCATAAGTTTCTCTTCCTCCTTTCTTGGTATAGATTGTGTTGATATAGGTTTAATTTTTAAAAGTTTTTGTTTTTTCGCCCACCAAGTTCCATCTCCTCTAAAAATACTTCCTGGTGCCTCTGCTCTTGGATCCTTACCAGATACTTTTATATGTGTCTTTTCTATCTCTGTGTTATCGAACATTGGTTTCTTCTTCTTCTTCTTTTTTCTAATTTTACCTTCAAACCACTCTTCACCTGGCTTTACATCTTCAATAGTTGATGGTACAGCTACCTGTAATGTAGGGTCTGTGTCGTATATCCTAAAGTTAGATGACGATCCTCTGCTAGCATTCTTATAAATATAATAGGTGTAATCACCATGCGTATCATCAGAACCTCTTTTACTAGACACAAGTGTCATTCCTCTATCTAGAGCACTTTTCTCTTTAGTCTCTGTTGTATCTCCATTGGACCCAGAAGTTTCTTGAAATCCTCCTGTTTGTCTTATAGGAAGACCAAAACCTAAAGTAGCTTCTATTCCAGTATTCTTGTTATAACCTACTTTACCAGATAATTTTCCTAGATGACCATATACACCAGCGGTAGTTCCAGTTCCATTCACTAAATCTTGCTTACCATAAATTCCTGCCCCATACTTCCAAGGGTCTCTCCAGTTATAACTATTACCTCCCAGTTCTCCTTCTACTCCTACAGATCCTGTAGCATCAAATGTCTTATTGAACATCATACTTTGTTCATCTCCTTTAAATCTAGTACCTGCACTTAATCCGGCATGACCAGTCATAGGAGAATATGGAAAATGTGAACTATATCCTAGTCCACCCTTAACAGATCCAGATAAATTAGTTTTACTCATACTACCAATAGTCATACCTGCAGATCCATAAAGATTACTAGCTGAGTTTCTATTACCACATGCAGTTTTAACTGATCCACCATTCCACTCTGCATTAGAACACATACTTATTTCAAACGGACTAGAATTGTCTATATACTCTCCTCCCTTTTTATAAGTACCATCTGTACCCAGAGAGGTAGCTCCCCTAGAGGTTCCTGACGCTTGTCCAAATCCTATCTCCATAGAAGAAGCAGAATTCACTAGATGGGGTTTTTTTGAGCCTGTTGAGGGATGAGGTACTTTAGGCCCCGCAGGCGCCGATCCTCCAGTAGAGGCTACTTCTGGTTGTTGTGTAGGTTGTTCTTTAGCAGGCTGAGACTCTTCTTGTATAGCGGCTTCTTCAGCCATTAACTCTTCAGCTTCGTGTATAGCTTCAAATGCAGGTTTATCTACAGATCCATTTAAGGACCCTTTAATTATATCTAATTTTTCTTTTGATGATAAAGGCATTAATCTTTCTTCTTATTAGACTCCGCTTTACTTATCCTAGTAGTTTTTATAGTAGCTTTTATTTTCTCTCTATCAATAGCTTCATCAGCTTTATTAGATCTTATCTCTTCGTTTGCTAATTTTTCTTTTATATCTATTTCCTCTTCTTTAAGTTCAAGCTCTTGCATGCCATGTTGTAAATTCAATTGTGCTCCTTCTTTCTGACCACTTACATGAATTTCTGCAATTTGAATTTTAGTTTGACGCTCTTTTTCATTATCTTCTTTCAACTGCTCCATCTGAGCTTGTTGTTGTTCTAACTGAGCTTGTTGTTGAGCTTGCTCTGCTTCTTGCTGCGCTTGTTCTAATTCTCTTGTTTTTTTCTCAGCTTCTTTTATTTTAGCTTTAATTTGAGGGAAACTATCTGCATCCATCATTTCTGCTATAGCTGAAACTGGTACTCCATTTTGAACCATAGATTGAGACAATTGTCTTATACCATCTATCTTATCTTTTTCTTTACCTGCATCAGTCATAAAGATACCATAATTAGACTCCATGTGCTCCATAGAATCTATATCTAAAAATTCTGTTACACCATCAGGCATCATAAATGCAGTCTTCTTACCTGTATGCCATGCTTGCTTAGAATAATCTAACAACGCTTGCATATCTCTTTGTTCCATTCCTCCAAATTTCTTAAATAAATCTTCAGTTATATGGGATGATTGTACAATAGCTTGTTGAGATGCAGCTTTACCTTCATAACTTCCTATTTGACCTTGTCTTTGTCTAGTAACTCCAGATAGTTTTTCCCATTCTTCTACTATAGAATTCAATAACATTATGTATTGTTCAATAGTTTTAATAGACATATCTAATACAGACTGATGTTGAGGTGATAGTTGAGTACCTTCTTTATTATAATCTACCCAAGCAATACCTGTACCTTCTACAAAATACATAAACTTATCCATATCCCATTTCTTAGGTATCATGTTAATATCAAACTGAGCTACAATATCTTTAGATCTAGCTATAGCCAGTTCTAATCGATACTTATAAATATTATAATTTATTTGGAATGGTATACCTAAAGATACTAATGAAATATTTTCACTATTTATATCTGAGTATCTTCTACCATTAATTGGTAATTTACATATCGATGGATTATCTAAAGAATTTCTTTGGTTAATTATAGGTTGTATATTTACATATACTTTATTATCTATCCTAGTTCCTTCCCAAACTTGATTAACCCATAACCATTCTATAACACCTCCAGCTTCTTTCATCTCTTGAGGCATTCTAAATCCATCTTCCACTTCTTCTTCTATAGGCTCTCCTGTATTAGGATCTGTAAAAGCTAAGAACCCTATTCTTTTTCTAGACTTCCAATATACTGTTACTACTTCTATTAATCTTGAATCTTGAGCATTTCGACCTCCTGCTGATGTCATTGAAGCTAAGAATCCAATATCACTACCGCTATGGGTAGGTGACTCTAACTCTAGCATTTCTGAATCAGTTAGAACATCAAAGTAATGATCTATTAATGTACTTGCATGTACATACTTAGTAATAGAAGCCCAGTCTCCATCTTCTACATAATCTAAATCTGGATCTAAATCATAGTTTACATTAAGAGGATTAAGAACCTCATAAAACGGTTCATTATGTCTAACTCCTCTTTGAGTATAACATTCTCCAGAAACTAAATAATGAAACCAAGCTTTATCTAATTTTTGCTTTATTTCTTGCTGACTAGTTATATAAGTCATAGCATGTTGCCCCATAACAGCTCTGTTATCTACATAAGTAGATTCAAATAAGTTTGCTACATGCTCCGGCATATCTACTTCTTCCGTCGATACTCCTGTATCAATTCCTGCTTTGTTAGCAGCATTTACAAATTGTTGTTGTAGATTTCTATAAATGGTTTCTGTCTTAGCCATTTCTTTTCTACTTACAGTATCAGCATTTTGAACTGCTACAGTATAGTTAAAAGGCCTCTTAGTTTTTTCTCCCATTAATAAATCTATAATAGGTTTAATAATTGGGTAATTTCTAAGCTCTGAAGGAAAGTTTTTACGACTCTTACCGTAAGGTTTTAATACTAAGTTATAATCACTAGTATCTACAACTCCGTTGTACATATCATATAACCTTTGAAGGTCATCTTTTCTAGAAGATAATGTATAACCATTTCCTGATAGATTAATATAAGCCTCAACACAAGCTTCTCGCCATTCTTTATTTTTTTTGTTTATAGACAGTTTCTGTCTTGGTATTCCCTCGTATCCCATAGCTTACAAAATTAACATTATTTATTTAATATTTTACCATCATGACACATTATACTTATTAGTTTATAATATATCATTAATTATACATCCTACTAAACCATTCATTCGATGATCCGTCTTCTAGTATATCTTTAATTTCAGCATTATACAACTCTTTCGTATGGAACATTCCAATCATTAACGACATAACCCTGTCAAAGTTACCTTTATGATTAAATTTTATTAGTTCAGTTAATAGAGCTGGATCATATATCTTATGTAAATTTAAGGATGTAAATCCATCTTCATCTTTTCCTCTAGGTGCTACAAGCCAATCCCTAATATATAATTCCCCTTGTCTTTTTCTAGCCTCCGTCATATGCATTCCATACTGACGTTTTACAGTTTTAGATCTTAATTCTCTCTTATCCAACATCTCGAACTCTTCTTGAAGTTTATGTAGTTTTCTATGACGCTTAGCATAAGCAATAACCTCTCCCCTGTCATTCTCAAATCCTATTTTACACCCATAATAATCTGCTAACATAAATAGATTTCGATTATACTCATCAGTAGTCTTAGGTCTACCTACATAACTAGCAACTATAATATCATCAGGTTTAGATAAATTGTTTGTCATCTTAAGTACATACGCACTACCTAATGAAGTACTATCTGCAGATTGATTTTGTCCATAAGGATCATGACACAATACATATAAATTTAGTGGTACTTGCCCAGCTTGATTTCTATAAGGAGCTTCGTATATCATAATTGTACCAGCTAAAGCATCATCTTTTCTATGAGGATATTTTAAGATAGGTCTATTATCTCCGTTAAGTCTAAATTTAACTTGTCCTTTAGAATCATATAATAGATCTCCTGCTGTACCAACACTATGCAAATTATTAGCTTTTATTTTATTATATTGTTCTTGTAAAGATCCTATGTCAAATAAATTAGCTGTTACTTGTAGAGTAGCCTCTTGAGGAGAGTAAGGATGCTCAGCTACATATTGATCTAATGATTTATGATCTGCCGCTCCTTTCTTCTTTTCTCTAGCCCCTTCTTCATACTCTCTTGCTTCTACCATTAAAGAGTTTCCTTGTTCATCTATAAACCCGTCTAAGTTTCTCTGTATAGGAATAAAATACCCACACTTAGTTCCCATCGCTCCTTCATCCCATTCATTTTCATATTCCATACAATCATATGCTGCTGGATTATAAAATATCTCTTCCATAGCTTCAAAATCTG